AGAAGGGGTCAACTCAGGCCCCGGCCCTTTCCAATTTCTCGGATATCCTCTATATCCCTCAGAAACATCTGAAACATTTCCTTCAGAATATAGCCCCTTTTGAGATCCTATATCAAAAACTGATGGTCTAGACCATTCAATTAGAGTATCTCCCGGTAGAAGATCCTTTGCTTCTTTGATTCCTGTATTCAGATGAAACTTGTGATATTCCGTACATTCTAGGAAAGTTCCGTTATCCATCGTAATCTTAATGAGCTTGGAACTTTCACTCGTCTTTTGAATTTTTACCATAGAAAACTCGAACCCATTCCATACCTTTACAGCTCGGTCAACGATATCTTTTATTTGCACGTAACCATTTAGTGTAAGCACCTCTGTCTCAGGTGCGACGCATAAATTGCTCGATTTTATGGTTCCAATGTTCATCTGGTTCGACTTGGAGTTTGCCGAGTCCTTGTAGCACATGTAAGGCGTTCCAGTCTCGACCTGCGACTTGAGCATGGCGTTCCAGATGTCCCTGGCTTTTACTACCCGAACAAACCGACCGAGCCGAACATAGTCCTTGTAGAGTTCGTCGAACCCCTTGCCCCATGTATCCTGGAGACCTGGAGACTGGTTCGGACACATGAGATGCCAATCCTCGTCATTCTCAACCGCCTTCATGAAAAGGTCAGGGATCCAGAGCGCCGTGAAAAGGTCGTGGCATCTCGCCTCCTCGTCACCCTGGTTCAGTCGCAAGTCGAGAAATTCCATAATGTCTGCATGCCACGGCTCGAGGTACACGGCGAATGACCCCTTGCGCTTTCCGCCGCCCTGGTTCACATACCTGGCGGTGTTGTTGAAGACTCGGAGCATGGGAACGATTCCATCAGCAATTCCGTTGGTTGCATGAATTTTAGATCCTCGTGCGCGAACATTCGAACAGTGGATCCCGATCCCGCCCGACCACTTGGAAATTTGCGCACACTCCTTGAGCGTGTCGTAAATGCCGTCAATCGAATCATCCTTCATTGCGACCAAAAAACAGCTCGACATTTGGGGCCTCTTTGTTCCCGCGTTGAAGAGCGTCGGCGTTGCGTGAATGAAAAACTTGCGAGACATGAGATTGTACGTCTCTCGGACGAGCGCAAGATCCTCCCCGTGAATTCCTAGGGCGACGCGCATGAAAAGATACTGGGGCGTCTCTCCGGTGTACAGGTAGCCCTTCTGGAGCGTCTTGATTCCAAAGTATCCAAACGAATAGTCTCTACGATGGTCAATCCACGAATCAATTTCGAGCGTAATTGTTTTCATAAATTCACCCGAAACGATTCCCTTTGCGTTGAGCTGAATCATTGCGTCGCTGAATGTAGCCGGGCACGTTTTTTGAAGATTTGATACTGTAATTCGCGTGGCTAAAATCTCGTAATTTGGATCGTCGGTAATCATTCCAATTGCAACCTCGGCGCTCAGCGTGTCAATTTCGGACGTGGAAATTCCATCATACATTGACGAAAAAACCTTTTGGGCAACCTTGATCGGGAAGACACCGCTGAGCGGTTCAAACTCGGGCGTTTCATTCAGCTTTTGAATTCTCCGGGTGACCTTGTCAAAGAGCATCTCTTCGGAGAGTCCATTTCGCTTAGTGACTTTCATCTAGGATATATGGGGTTTATTTTTTTATCAGAGCATTACAATGTCTACGCGATTTTTGTCAACCCCTCTCTCGGATGCATTTTTTTCAGAATTCAATCGCGAATCGATTCACTCTGCTCTGATTTCAAAAGTTCGAGACACGACTGGCTACACGATTGACAAGCAGAATGACGCAGACATTCAGGGTCTCATGCGCAAGGTCTACATTAACATGGCCCGAAACGAGTACACGGATGTTCGGTCCCAGGTTGACACGATGAATTCGAAAGTTGTCGACGAGGCGAGTCAGTTTGTTCTGACTGGTGTTCTCCAGCAGATTGTCTATCTCCAGGACATTGCAACAAACCCAGTCCCTCTTACAAATCCAGTCAGCACGAGTACATACGGGAACAAAATTCCAATTAATGATATTTACGGAATTAAACCTCGTTAAAATATAATGAGGTCACTTGACGACATTCTCATAGGTTTTTTGATTTTCTTCATTCTTGAAAGAATAATTAAACTCTTTGGGTCTGTCGTCGTCGAGCCATGGGTTTCCACAATGGTCCACAATGAAAAGTCAATCAAAAATTATGTACAGGCGGTTGACATTCTTTTGCTTTTTGCATCTCTCATTCTTGTAATTAAATATCAGAAACCTCTTGCAAACATTGCAAAAGTAAGATAAGGCTTCTAGGTGTATTCAATGTAAGATGAATCGGTACAAGCTCGAAACTGCAGAATTATGTAAACGCAAAGGGTGGGACAAGGCGCCAATCAGTACAGTCTGGATGTTGTACACGGAAGAAAATGGAGAGCTCGCGAGCGCCATTCGGCAAAATCAACATCTTTACAAAAAAACAAATTTGAAAAAAGATCGTGGAATTGACATTGTCATGGAAATGGGCGACGTTTTCAGTTACCTTTTCCAACTTGCTCACATGCTCAATGTCGATCTGGATGAAATGTGGGAACTTCATAGAAATAAAGTTCACGGAAAGAATTATCCAGTCGAAAAAAATGTAGGATCTTATTAATGGCAACGGCCGCCCTAATTGACGATACGATGCACATCGATCACATCAATCCATTTACGGCCACGAATACGTTTGGTACTCCATCAAACGGAGGCTTTTATGACGGCCCCGATGGAACCTTTATCGTAGAGCGAGATGAGACGCCCACAAACTACGGAGACCCGAACAGCGACCTTTCGCACTTTACACCAGACCATCTGAATCGGTCAGGTCCGCTCATGGTCAATGAAGCTGCGCCGAGCCCCGCTCCGTTTCTCGGATACCCAGCTCGTATGTTTGAGTATCCAGACATGGTCACAACGACGTGGGAACGACCAGGTCTGAATAAACTTTCTGAAAAAATTGAAAAGAAAACGGTTCCATTCCAATGGTCTGGCCACAAGAATAAAGACTATGACATTATGATCCTTCTCGGGCTTGCCGCGCTTATAATGTACATTTCTAAATAGGAACAACTTTTTGAGCAACAACTTTAATCAGTTTTTTTTCTAAATTTTGTTTTTCTGTATCAATTCGATTTGCCAATTGTGGGCATGAATGATTCTCAAGTTGGATGCATCGTGTACAAAACATGCCAAGACACTCTTTACACTTGAGAATCTTCATTTTGTGGCGGCAGCAGCTCATCTTTTAATTCACATGAGATGCTCTTCTTAATGTAGGGCTCGTCGTCATCTCTCAATTCGCAGAGACCATTGGCGCGTCCTTTGACGATCCTGTCCCAGACATTTTTCAAAATTGGAAGTTTTTCCTTGAACCATTCCTTGTCTCTTTGGACACGGACAACGACAAACTCTTCCGGCTCAGGTTTGTATTGAACAAAATCGCATTCTTCGAAATCGAGAATTTCGAGAAGAAGCTGAATTTGAGGAAGGTAATATTTAGGAACTTTTGCTTCAATTTTTCGAGTCAGTGGACATTTAATTTCGAGAAGAATCCCGTCATCTGTAATTCCATCGGCAGACCCTCCGATGAATGGATAGTCTGGATGTTGGACGAGCCCAATTTCTGTCGTATTTTTTCCAAATTTTTTGTCATACATTTCACGAACGAATGGTTCCAAAAGTGTCCCGTGGGCGGTTGCTGCGTTTCCGGCCCACTGTGTCCGAAGAACCTTCTTTTTCACAAAAGATTCGACACTTTCGTAATGATTCTCACCAATTGCAGATGCGGCATCACTTGCGGTAATCATATTTTCACGGAGTCTGAGCCACTCCTCCGATCTCTGCTCTGCATACGTCGCCTCCTTGAGTTCCTTTACTCGTTCCAGCAATCGGGACATTCTTTCCTTTAAAACGCGGATCCGTCTTAAGTACAATTTCGGCCGCATTTTGTTCCGCCTGTTTCTTGGTCGTCGCGTACCCAAACCCTTCTACGAAATTATTTACAGAAACTGAAATGCAAAATGTCCCGTTGATTGTGTCAGTCATGACATAGTCCGGAAGAGGGTACTTGAGCGCCTGGCACCACCGCATGAGCTGATCTTTGTAATTGTCGTCTACGAGAGACGTCTTCACTTTTTTGAAACTTTCAAGTATAAAATTC